TCTAGTCCCCTGATCATAAAATTTAAAAACATTAATGCCCACACTGGTGCTCAATATAGTTTTCTCTGTGCTAACATTTAACAATATATCGCCTGTTAACACACTTACTGCTCGTAGACCAACGGTAACTATATCACACCGCCATTGACCTGCTGGTCCGATTCCCATAATTCTTGCGCCTGCTCCGCCAGTAAACATATTTGTATCATAACCAATTATTCCCCCCTCAATAATAATACCAGCGAACTTCAAAGCACCAAGATCTTTATTTTCTTCCGCTTCAGTTCTTGCGTTTCGTATAATCTGTCGTTCTTTAATTAAATTGTCTAAGTTAGTTCTCTCAACAACATCAAAAAAGTTTCCGTTACTTAATGACATCAAAGCATCTATCAAGTAAACTTCTCCACCCTGAGTTACTGCAGTACTAATGTTTGCAATATTGTCAGCTGGCTTTCGTTGACCAGTTTTATCTAAGAAACTATAAACAGCTACAGTAACTGGTTTATTATTACCTATACCAGGAAACTCTTTTAGTTTGTCTTCTGTTTTAGTTTCAGACAACTTTGGTTCCTCTACATATTTCGTAGTGGCGCAACCAACTAGCAATAAAGCAAATAATATAATTAATCTTTTCATATTAAAATGCAAATTGAGCAACAGGTATTTCTACTACAGTTTTTGATCCATCTGATTGAGTAACGTTTAATGTAACAACATCATCAGTCATTTCATATTCAATTAAATTGCCAAGTAAATCTATACTTCCCGATGACTGTGGGTTTTCACCAAACAACTTATCAGATACTTGTTTACTTAATTCTGCGTATATTCTACTTTCGAGGTTGGCAAGAAATTTATTTACATTAGTATTCTTTGCTTCCCTTTCTGCTTCTCTCATATCTGACTCTATCTTCGCTTGTATATCTTTCTTGCGTTGATGAGTCAAATTCTCAATAGTTAGTACATGACTACTATATCCTATACCAGTAAAGGCAGGAGACTTAAATTGATAGATAAGATCCCCAGCAAAACAGTTACTCGTCGCTATTAGAAGTATCAGTAGAATTTTTTTCATTCTTTTTTTCTTGTTCTTTTAATGCTAAGATAACATCAACCTTTTGATTTAATCTTATCAGATCGTTATCTAGCATTCTAATTCTATCGATTAACGCTATTAATGTGGTTTGTGCTTCCCCAACAACAGGATCAATTTCATTGGTTACCCACTGCCAAACATAATATATGAAATAACCAAGACCGCCAGCTGCTATTATCGGAAACCCATACGTATTTATGAGTTCAGCTATATTTTCCATTTAAAATGCCAACCCAAACAGGAATCCCATAACCATTCCAGATACAAATCCAGAAATAAGTGCAGTGATCACTTCAGAAACGAAGTGCGTGGGTTGATTCTTAAGCCATATCCGAGTGGCTTTATTTTGGTTTGCGTACCAGCTTTTCATCAGTCTCTCCTGGCATCAGACTGTTCAGCTCTCGCAATTCTATCTAGATCTGGTGGGATTCCCAAGGCATGACTTACTCTGGTGTCGATCCGTATGACATCATGATTCATCGTGGCGACTCTCTTATCGAGCGCCATAATGATACCCTTCATACTATTTACGGATCCAGTTACACCTGCAAGTATAAACTTCAATGTGAGGAAAACAAAATACCCAGCTGCCATCGCTGCCGCTATTGGGAAACCAACCTCTGCTACGAGATTCAAGAACTCCATCTGTACCTTTTATTATAGTTATTAGTAGGTTACTTTCTATTTAGTCTTGCTGCTTCTTTTAATTCTAGTTTTCTAGACCATCCACGTGTATGTGGCTGTATTTGTTCTTTAACCTCTACTGTATCTGATAGACTTATGACTGTTCCTTGCAACAGAACAGTCTCTTTAATCACCTCTTTTTGCTGTTTTTTAGGTGCTGGCTTGGGTTCACGAACTTTTTTGCAGGTGGAGGCACCTCCTCAACAACCTCTTCCTCCTCAACTCTTGCAACTCTAGTTGGTTTACCACGATATAAACTCCAGTTTGCAGCAATAACCATGAGTACAGCAAGAGGATCAAATACAACAACGATCATTATAATGACCCAACGAACTGCTCTTTCCAATAAATTCTTGTCAGGATTATCACCATAAATTAAAGCAGCAACATATTTGATTGGACCAACTTCTGCCTCAAGTGTACGCAACTGAGCATTGATAGGTGCCTTTTCTTTTTGTAAATCTAATATCTTTGCTTGGCTTGTTTCTATTTCTTTTATAAGTCTAGCTCTATCCTTTGCCTGACTTCTTCTAATTTGCAAAGCACGTTCAGCTACATCTTCTTTCTCAAGAAATTCCTTTCTCTCACCATCGCTGAATAAACTATCATCTTTAACACCTTTCTTAACAAGAGTTCTACCCTCTTGGTTCATCTTATTATTGACGACAGCATCCATCTGAGCAATAAGAGACTTATTCGCCTCAATCATTTGACGCTCAGTATCTATTTGATAGTCTATTATCTCTATTTGAGATGCTACATCACCTGTTGGTAATGCTTGATCTAAGTGTGCTTTTGATAAGAACCCAAAGATTCCCATTGACGTCAAGCACATCAATACTATCAAAGCAAACGTGAAGTATGACTTCATGAGCAACGGAACTTGCTTCCAGTTGCGGTACATCCATGAAGCAACAATTAATTTTGCGACCTCTAAAGAACTTCCCATAACTATGATGGGAACAACTGCCGCAGCGAAGATAGCTACCAGTCCAGAAATAGCATAGAAGGCAGCGATAGTTGACAACGTTAATGCTGTCAGTAAAAGTAAGTAGTTCATTTTTGTAAATTCTTTACATGAGAAGCATGAACCCTCGCCATTATATTTTTATTATACCAATCTGTAGGATTTTCTAACACTTCTCTTAGAAATTGCTCTTTGGCTTCTAAGTAAGTGCTTTCACCTTTCTTTTTACACAAATACAATATCTCTCGTGTAAAGTTTTCCTCCCCTAGTCGTTGAACATCTGATTTCAATTCATCAGAGGATGACCAATAAGATTTCCAATCACTTTCCTCTTTATACCTTTTCTTTTTACCCTTTAATTTTTTGGTCTTGGAAAAATAGAAAAGTTTTTTACCAATATATTTTTTGTTATCTATATTATTTGTTATGAGATATACAAAGGCAACATATCCTTCAGGTATATCAGTCATTTCTTCATTGTTATATAACCACGCCATAGACAAAAATGGGGGGACTAATCCCCCCAAGAGTTAGTATCAGTTCTATTTATTAGAACTTAACTTGTACAGTTGTACCACCAATAAGGTGCTCTTTTTGCCAATCTCCGTCTTCACCTGCTGTCAAATATTCAATAAATGGAGTAAGTGTAAGATTTGGAGCAAGCGCAATATCGTAACCTGCCTGCCACTTCACGTCATCAATCTTCATGTCGCCAGTTTTACCTGCGCCAAATTCCCAACGTGGTTGCATTTTGAGCCATGCACCGCTATATGATACTCCAATGATACCACGATATCTCCAGTTATCATCTGTATTACCCTCATGATAACGGTACTCAATTCTATGAGCAAGACTCAAAGGTCCAGCATCGATAACTTTGTGGGTCAACTTTGGACGAATCTCAGTATCTGTACCGTCCTCAGCAAGTCTAAGTGCACCAGTAAGGTTAGGTGCTAATTTATATGTCACTTCAGCGTGATCGTAGTCGTCGTCAGCATATGTTCTGATTTCGAGTCCATATGACTCACCTTGGAATTTAAAATTGTTTTCCATGGTTTGCCAATCATCTTCAGCATGAACTGAAGAAATGAGCATTAATGCTGCGAAAAATGTCAATAATTGTTTCATTTAATCTCCTTGTTAATATTGGTTATTATTTAGTTATCGTAGTTTTTTAGATACGTTTTCATAAAATTTGTAGCTTTTTAGCTACACAATTAAGTAAGCATATATAAACGCTAATACAGTAAATAACGTCATACCACCTAACATCAGTAAAACTATGTACCCGATGATAATCATAAAAAGAGATTCGTCTTTATCATTACTCATCTAAGTCTTTATACTGCCAGTCATCAGTGTGTCCAACATTCCAATAATCTTTATCCTCAACTGTATAATTTTGAGAACAAACCTTAAA